TCCCACGTCGCACCGGCAGTATTGCCATCGAAGTAGCTATCGAGCGTTCCCACCTTTTCGGGAAGCGTGGCCGAAACTTCGATACCGACAACAAGCTGATCGATAGTAAGATAGATGCCAGTCGTATCCGCAGGAGCTGCAGCGGTCGTAAATGACGCGCGCTGCACATTACCGTCGACACCTATGGACGCCGTATTGAAAGACTCGGGAAAGGTATCTCCGCCAGCGGACCGCGTATAGCTGATGAAGACTTGCTTGCCTGGCGAGATGGTAGAGCCGCTGTTGTTCTTGATATAAAAGCTGACGGTAAAAACATCACCAGGGGCAGCGACAGCCGTTGGAGTCTTGACGAAACCATTACCCGTAACAGCGATACCTGTAGTTACCGGCATTCCCGTAATTGAGGTAGTGCGAGCAAGGGAACCCTGAGCTATCCAACCTGTAGTATCGGTTCCACACGCAGGATTGGGGGAAAGGTTGTGTCGGGTTGTCATGCCGTAGCAACCTTGAAAATCTTACTAGCCCCAGTATCCCAGGTAATGTTTGTCGTACCGGTACCTGGCTGAATGGGAAGACCGGTACCAGAATCAAGATAGGCAATGACGCGTTGCGCCGAAGCGGCAACATCGGATCCACCCGCTACCGCGCTACTCTGAAATAGCAGGACGCCATGATTGACGGCGCTGGCCGAGGTAGACGCCGAAGTGGCGGCAGCGTCGAACACACCGTTCGTCACAGACTTTCCGCTGAGTGCAGCACTCGTTCCATTCAGCGTGCCGCCGGCTCCCGTGACGTCGCTAACGAATCGATGAGAGGAAACGAAGGTATAGCCCCGGACGAATGCAGCCTTGATCGTAGCGGTATCAAGGTCGATACTGCCGTCGATGAAACCTTCACATGCGGTTGCAAAAGCTGCATTCGTCACGAGACTATTCCTTTACTTGCGAGTGGTGCGCGCGTCGGTCTTACTGACAGACTTGATCGGAACGATGTCCGATGCCGTCTCTTCGGGAGCGTCCTTCTCGTCGAAATCCGGGTGCTCCCCCTCGATCAGTTCCCCATCGAGAGTCTTCTCCGGATTCAACTCAGACAACGTCCGACCATCGGCGAGCGGTGCCGCGTGCTCTACGACGCCATCGAAACCGGCGTACGTGGCACCGATCGTGTTGTTCGTCTTCGGCATTGCTTCCTCCCTTACTGCGACGATGATGCCGGAGTGCAATACCCCGACATCATCGTCATCAAACGTCAGGCGACCGATGCGCCAACATCGAGTGGAATGTAGGTCATGCTCCACTTCACGCTGCCGGTGTTGCTGGCAGCGCACGAGAGCTTGATGGTCCCGATGGGAATGACCTGAAGCTGAGACGGAAGACGGGTAAGGCCCGCGTTCAAACCGATTAGCGCATCCGTCTGCAGTCCAGTGATTCCATAGAGACAGCCAACCTCGTCAGCCGTGATGTCCAGGGTGGCGCACATGTCCACCGCAGTACCGGTCGTTGGCGTAGCGATTAGCTTGGTGGCATTCGCCTGAGTCTGGATGATCGTGGTGACTTCACCAACAATCGAGGTCAGGATAATGCGTCCACCGGAAACGGTAAACAGAGTGCCAGTCGTGGTCTGAGGAAGGGCGGCCGTAGCCTTGTCAACCCGGACACCGAAACCGATGTCTCGCAGCGACTTGCCGCTGATCATAGAGGTCATTGAGCTATCCCCCTATGCCGTCAAGTTGCGAAGGTTGGCAGGCTTACGCGCTACGTTCAAATCGCCGAGGATGCCGACGAAACTACCCGACGCGTGCGTAGCGCAGATGTAGCTGTAACCGTCCGACAGCGCACCCTGAGGAATCCACACGGCCAGAAGACCGCCGGTAACGGCTGTCACGGTAGCCGCTGCCGCCTGCGTGACGCGCGTCCACACGCCGGAAGCCTGAGTGAAATACTCAGTAACGACAGCAAGATCTTGCTCTGTACCGCCGGAAGCTGCGTTCGCTTCCCGGATGGTGGCCGCGCCGGACGTGGCTCCGATCAGATAGATCATCACACCAGAACAGTCACGCAGGCTCGCGCGGACCTTCGCGGTGGTAGCGGAAGTGAACGCATTGTGCGTTCGCCCGAGAGTCATGATGGAACTCATCGACTGTTATCTCCTTTTGTGGAGCGGTCGGGGTGTCAATGCCGACCTATTGGTCAATCACGATTGTGATTGATGTGGTAACAAAGCTCAGCCCGAGAAAGGGATTCGAACCCTTCATGCTCTTGGACACAGTCCTCAACCTTTCACCCGCCTAAAACGTCTAGGCTATTTTCCGGTCATTGCTCGGACTGAGCTTTGAATCTGTGCGGTACGCCTGTCCGGAGGGATGGGAAACCGGACAGGCGTACCTGTTCAGGGGTTACCGCGCTCCGAGCTGAATGAACGGGGAGAGAGTGTTGCCACCGTTCTTCGGAGTAATTGCCGACTGCGTCCAGGGCCGACCATCAACGCGCTCGATGAACCGGTACGATGTGACGTCGTTGCCGAACTTGAACTCAGTGCTCGACTCCGCCGACATCGCCATCCGGTCACCAATAAGATAGTGGCCGAAGTCAACGAAGTTGACATCACCCTGGTTGGTGAGGCTGTTCACCTTTTCCGAGATGATGACGGGCCGGCCCAAGAGGCTGAGACTCGGCGAGTTCTGGCCGTCGAAGTTGGCCATGCCAATCGGCGCACCGCCCACGCCCACGGTCAGCGCCGTGGTCATGAGCTGCGGCAAGGTGTCCGGGGACACGATCCACACAGCGCGGTTCAACGCACTCGGGAGCATCCGCGAGTACATGTTGACGATGTTCTCCCAGGCCACCGTGGACGCGGGCTGACCGGTTTCCTTCGTGACCGCGATGATTGCGTTGTTGAGAGTGTTCAGTGCGCCGAGCGGCTCACCAACGCCGGTGCCCATGAGGAACGCGATGTCCTCAAAGAACGCAATGGCCTCGGGGAACATGCCCCGCAGAATGGCCTCCACCGAGGGGGACGAATCCTCACGCAGTTCGTTGGGAACCTCGGTGTACGCAGTGAGCTTCTTCGCCTCCAGAACCACCCGAGAGAACGAAGGCTGACTGACGGTCAGCGCCGCGCCTTCCTCAGTCCAATAGGCGATGATGCCGCCATAGACACTGCCGTTGTTCGTGGTGGCGTCGACCATCGGAATGGCGGCACGGAGGGTGGACATCGGAATGACGCGCGCCAGCGGACGAACCACGGAAGTCTCAAGAGATTCCCGCAGCAACTCCGCCCGGAACTCTTCAGGCACAAGGAAGCCACCCGAACCGGGGTCCGTGCTGGACATGGCGTTGCGCACCTCGCGGCGACGCACGTCGTTGCCCTCCGACACCGAATCACGCTTGGCGTTGATGACGTCCATAAAGTCGAGAACGGTGCGGAACTTACCGTCCAGCTTGGCGCCAGCGGCGTCGGGCGCGTACATGGCGCCGGTCTGGCGCGAGGCACGCACATCGGCGACCGTCGCTGGCCGCATGTCTGGACGCTTCAGAACAGCCTTGAACTTGGCGCCGTCCTCACCCTCGCCACGCAACATCTGCGCGAGCACGCGCTCAACCTGCTCACTGACCTGACGCTCCACATTGACGTCAGCCTTGTTGTGAGCGGCGGCGTACTTGGTGAGGAACTCCGGAAGAACGGTGGGGTCCTCATTGTTCCAGATCTCGTTACGCTTGACCTTATCGGTGATGCATTCCGCCAACTCTTCAGAGCTAGTTGGCACGATAGTACGTGACATGCGAAGTCTCCTAACTCCGAATCTTGGCGGCCAGGAAGGCTAGGGCCTGGTCCGCTTCATACTGCAGAGATTCCCGTTCGAGAATCTCCGGTGACTTACGTTCTTCTACGGGCCCCTCCGCGGCTTCGATTTCTTCCGTAGTTGGAAGAGACGGAGGCTCGGGAGCTTCGGCCCGTGAGGAGTATTGGAAGAACATCATGCTAAGCATGTTGGAGGGAGCGGCGGGAGACTCGACTTCGGAGATGCGATCCACCAAACCCGCCGCCAAAGCTTCAGACCCGGTGTACCAGATCTCTTTGTTGTCGATAGCGGCGAACCACTCTTCGGCTGTACCGCCAGCTTGCATAGCATAGATGTCCGCGATGTTCAGCGTGATCTTGTCGAGCAGGTCCGCTGTACCACGATGTAGGGTCGCGTTGCCAAACGTCATTCCTGCAGCGTCATGCAACATCAGGAAGCCGTTGCGCGCGCACTCGATGTCATCGCCCGCCATGGCGATGAAGGAGGCTGCGCTAGCGGCCAATCCATCGATGCGCGTAGTGACGTGTGCCGGATGCATGGCGAGAGCTTCGTGGATGGCCAGGCCGTCCCACACCTCTCCGCCCTCGGAGTTGATGTGCACGACAATCTTTGGCGCCGTGATCGCATTGAGTTGCATAACAAAGTCGTCGGCGGTAGTGCCCCAAAAACCGATCTCGTTATAGATGAAGATCGAAGCTTGATCGGTGCCGAGGTTCTCGAACCGACACCAGTCCTTGCCTTTCGTGGCATTTTTGGGTACACGCTTCGGATCCTTCGAAGGCCGTTGCGCAAGCAAGCCATTGAGGGAAGCGTATATCTCGGTGCGGTCTTTCACGTTACTCGCCTTCCCGCGACGCTTGACAACTTTCCCACGGCACGCATTGCCATACTGGGCACCGATGCAGTCCTTGTATCCGACTCCTCCGGGGTAGTCTTTGTAGGCATCTTCTCTATTGGAGTAGGTTGTGCCATCGATGGTTTCGCACGGCTCGCAGGAGTTTTCGTCATCCTCTTCGACTGCCACCCATCGTTTCGCCATTCGACACATCTCTCCAGAGGTTCGCCACACCACCTACACTTCACTGGGCGGCACCTCCATTCGGATCCTGCAAAGCTACGCGGGTCACGGCCGGTTCCGGCTTTTCAAATCCGATCTTCGGCAGGCCTAACCATTCGAGGCAGTCATCCCAATTCCCACCAGCCCGAGACACTGCGACGAGTGCATCACTCTTCGCCTTGAGCGCTGCATTCTCCTGATCGGAATTCGAGGGAACGGGAGAGTCGTAATCCCATTCAAGTCCAACGCTAGTGTTTCCATATAGCGCAAGGATGTCATTGCGCCAATCCTTCCAGCGGTCGAGCCGTTCCTCAATCAGCCACTTCGCGAAGACGTACTCGCCAGCTTCGGCGTTTGCGCGATTGACGTCATCAGTGATACCGAGCATGGGGCGAGGGAATCCCCATGCTTCCATGATGACATCGCGACCTACGCTGCGAAGCTCAGCGAATTGCATGTCCCGCTGAGAGAAGCTGTTCGTAACCCACTTGGCTCCGGCTTCAAGGATGGCGACACGATGTGCCTTGCTAACGCCTTTGTGCCCTTCCGCCCAGCGCGCCTGCATCTGATTGAATTGCGGATCGGACAGCTCAGTGGATACTTCGATGACGCCGCCGGGCTCGGCGCTGTTCGTGAAGAAAGCGCGGTTCCACTCGGCAGAGTACCGCACCGAATCGATGTCCGTGAGGATCGACTGCACCGGCCCGAGGCCGCGATAGGGGTCGCGAGGATTGGGCATGAGGAGTTGCATACACTCGTTCTTTTCCAACGGGATGCGCTCCCCACCGGGGGAGGTGTATACGTAGCCTATGAGAAATTCGTAGGCGTCCGGTATAGGCATAATCCGATCGGGGCGCACTGGCCACAACTCGACCGGGATACTCTTCGACCCCATGCCGAACTGACTGATGATCGTATCGCCCTCGCCAGTCAGTTCGATATGTTGCTGAACTGTCTCCACGAAGCGACGTTCATTCATGACCGGGTTAGGCTTCCTAAAGAGGTCAATGCACGCGTGAGACGTGACCTCTACGCGGTCTTCCTTCAGGCCGCTCTTAGCCTTACGGTAAAGATGCCACTCCGCCTTAGCGGTCGCTGTGCTCAGCTTGTTGACAATGCCGAAGACGGTGCCCACCGTGGAGGTGGTAGCCATCAACTCTTCATCGCGACTACCGCGGTTCCCCCAGGATTCACTCCATGAGCTACGCGCATTGGGCGGCGTCAGAGGTACGGGTGACTTGTTGCTGATGCTGCGCATCAGCGCGCCACGCAGGCTCATCGGTCGTTACTCAAGAACATGTCGTAAGCGATGATCGACAGGCCGAGAACAATACCGAAGGCGCCAGTAAAGAAAATGAACGCAGCTACCGTCATCATCGGTTACCCGCCGACTGAGTAGGGTCCGTCAAGTAGGCGAGTAGAACGCAGGAGACACCTAGCGCAAGGAATCCCACGAATTCTTTGAATAGGAATGCTCCCCACACGATCGACACAAGGCCGATGATCACCAGGGCAAAAGTCCGGATGGCTGTAAGCTTGTCCCATTTCATTGCATTCCCACCCCGATTCGCGTGTGCGCCTGACCGGATCGTAGCACCGGGTCACATAAACCGTATCTTCGGTACGCTCCTGGAATCCTGATCCATCACGACGTACCGCATCGCGTCCATGCCGTGATCGTTGTACTTGTACGGCCGATCCTTGTTGGGCTTACCGTCGGGGCTCGGTTCGTACACATAGCTACCGAACTCCTGCAAGGTGCTGCAGGGCAAGCCTGCCTCACTCAGCTCGGCATCACGGTCCGCCAGACTGTCACGACAGACGAACAGGCGCGGCCTACCGTCCGGGGGCCCTCGACGCAGGCGAGCCATGACGGCGTCAAGGCCGTCCTTGACGGTCTTCTGCGCAGGCGTGGTGCCGATGCCAATCTCACGCTCGAAAGTCGCGCGGTCCTCGGCATCGTGGTCAGTGATGACCTTCAATGGTCTGGGATAAATCCACGTTGATTTATCGGGATCAATCTTGCCTTGCGCATTCAAGATCTGTTTCTTGTTGTGCGTGACAATCCTCAAAATCTGTTGCACGTGATCGGCAACAATGCGCTTGGTGCGATAGATCTCTTTTTCTAGATAGAGGCGGCCGTCGGGGTCTATCGCCCACATCTGCCACACGAAAGGATTCTTGAATCCGAAGTCGATACTCCAGATACGATCCCAATCGTAAGGTAGCTTTTTACGTTCGAGAATATGAACCGCCGGATTCCAATCCTCGTAGATGACACCCTCGGCCGCTGCCCAGATACCACCCTGCAAACGCAGCCGGCGCACACCCGTGAGGTTGCCGAGAACAGCGAGGTACTTAGCGCCACGCTCGGTAGGCTGACCGTCATTGTCGAACAGCACAGGATTGTCGGTGTGCAATGCGTATAGCATTGTCGTCTTGCCGGAGTCGCATCGCTTCTTAAGCCAGTGATCCGGCGCCTCCGGATTGCAGTCGGCAAGCAATTGCTGGAACGAGATCTTGCCATTACGCAACCGGGTAGTACACTTTTCCCAGTCGGTGGGAGTTAGCTCGGTGGCCTCTTGCACGTAGATGATGTCATACTCGGACGACATGATCTTAGTAGGATTATCCAATCCACCGACGGCAATGAAACTGCCATTCGAATAGATGTATCCTGGCGGCTTATTGCCGTCACCGCCATACCATCGCACGATGCCCGTACGCAACGCTTCCTCAATCACGAAATCACGGAACGTCGCCAGTCCGGTAGCGGCCAGAGAGACGTGCGTCTTGCGGAGTAGGAGAGCCTTTGAGCCTGGGTTGAGGAGCATCATCATGTGCACCTTTTCCAGGCACGCACGACTCTTGCCCGTGCCCGCGGCACCGCAGATGAGTACCTCGTTGTCGCGCCGATGAAACAGATCAAGCGCCGCTCCGCGTGCTGCGAAGTGGCGCTCGATCACATCAGTCATGCCATGCAGTATAACTCAGCGTGGCCTGCGCGGCGTATTTGGCTTAGGAGTTTGGGTGCTAGGCTTCGGTGCAGGGTTCTGCGGTTTGGCGGGTGGGCGAGGTGGGATGCTCTTAGCCACTTACCCTCGCTTCTCGGATCGGTCCCCTGGCGTAGGTCTCGGCCTAGGGATGGGCGGATCGGGGTCGTGTCTCACTTCTCATCACCCTGCTTTCTCTGCTGCGCTTTCTTGACGGAGTTGACGTCGTACTGTCGCGTCCCGCTAGGTGTCTTCCTGGCGACGATCTCCCCCTTCTTCTCCATGCGGCGCACGGTGGTCGGGTCAACGCCAAGCGCCTTAGCGACCTTCCCCGTTCCTGTCCATTTCTTTGCCACGGCGGGTCAGGAACAGGTACCGGCAAGCCTGCCGGGCACAGTGTCGATGGAGCTGGGGACGTTGCGATAGATGCCGATCGAAGAGTCGTACTGGCCCGGGTACATGGTCCAGTAATTGTTACCGCTGCAGTTGGTCGAGTCCCAGTAACGAATGGTGGACCCGGTTCTGTTCATCAGCGATTCAAAGTTGTTGTTGGCGGAACCGGTAAGCGGAAACCCATCCTGCTGCCAGATGTAACCGGCAGTCCACTGATACAGCGAGCCGGTCGCGCCGATGCCTGTCCAGGCGCACGCGTAAGCGTTCAGGCAGTCAGCCGTGCCAACGCTCGCAGGTGTGATTAGTAGTCTACCGGCCTGCGCGGCCTGGCCGTTCGTGAACGTCAGCGTAATCGTCGCTAGCATTGCAATCAGTACTGCCAGGATTCGTTTCACATTCATCCTTTCTTTTCAACATTCGTGATCCTGACTTCCTGCCGCACGTTCCCGTGCGGAGAAGGAAGATTCACAGTCTGCGTACGCGTCTTGCACTTCGTGCTCTTCACCCCGGCGGGGAAGTTAATCGCCATGCTGCTACTCCTTAGAATCTTTTGCGTCCTGCCAGTACAGCGATAGTGTCCTTGAGGCTACGAACAACGCTCTCCTTTTCGTGCCTCACCTCCCACGAATCGGGAGTGACGATGTAACCGCCTCTCCGCGTCTTCTTGATCTGAGGCGCGTCGGGATCCTTTTCGCGCTTGCTCACTTGTCTCCGCTCCTTCGGCGCGTCGCGCCTTCCCCGAGTCCCTGACCCTTACCGCCGCGCACGGAGCTGGGCTTAGGCGGAATCTCCTCCGTGTTGCCCTTGAACTTCAGGTCGACATCCTTGGGGATGTCGTTGTCCCGGCGCCGGATCCGGTTGCTGATCTTGCCGCTCAGCGACTTACCCGGCAGTTTCTCTTTGGGCATTCCTCATCCCTTCCGATTCTTCAGAAACTGGAGCCCGATGTATTCCGTGTAGGCCGGCGGAATAGCCTCCGTCAGTTCCTTACGGACATCGGTCCAGTCGATACCAAGCGCATGTCGCATCTCCGCGACAGAGGCCGAACCCCCTCCGTCCCCATAGGCTGCGACGTAATCGCCGCGCCAGTATTCACCGTGACGCCACCCACGAACACGACCCACATGCTTTCCATGCGTGGGCTGATCGACGGCAAATCCGTTCACCTCAAACCAGCGATGACGAAACACGCGCGGCGGCTTGATCGGAAACATATCCATACACAGTCGGATGTCGCGACGAATCGGAGCATTGCCTACCGGCTGCTCGATCACGTACGGCACACCGAATGGCATGAGCGGATTGACTAATGGAATGTATTGCGTATGCTTATTCACGACGTTCCGTGCGGCGTTCGTACCAATGGTCAGAACGCTGCCAGCTTGACAAGGATCGGAACGATGAATCAAGTCAGCC